TTATGATTTTATTCTGTATTTTCTTGGTGTACGAACAATGATAGTTATCATATCATTCTCGTTTTGCACCATATCAATTACTTTCGCTTTAGTTATTTTTGAAATTGCTTTCTTCTTTGCCTTTACATTCTCGATGTCATCTGCAAATTTTAATTTAAGGGTAAATGACAGTGTTTTGGTATCTGTATTTATATCTTCTATCCTTGAATAAATTCCACACTTTTCGAGATAAGCAACTAGCATTGTAGATGAGTTGGTCAAATAAGATCTGAATAAATTAAGCTTATCATCAAATGACTTTTCTGTTTTATCAACCATATGTGAAAGCGTATCTCTGTCCAACAGCTTTATATCATTCACCTGTGCAAGCTGTTTGGCAGGCTCGGTAAAATACTGATTTGTCATAACGGCACCCTTGTCACATTGGTAGTATGCAAGTCCGCCGACAACTTCTTGTATAGGGGTGTTGTCAAGTTTGTGATTGTATCGCTTGCATTGTATCGCATATCTGACCTTGTCTTTCTCTGCAATGACATCAACGCCAAAGTCACCGGAGCCTCTTGTCACCTTAACGTGTTTGTAGCCGTTGGCTTTCAGAATATCAGCACAGGCATATTCAAATTGGTGTCCGTCCATTTTATCAAGTTGTTTCAAAGTATACTTTCTGTGAAGCTTGCGGTAAATGGTGCAGACCATGCTTATGAATATGATAACGCCGATCACGATAGCAACTACCATAAGGTTATGCTTGGCTCGCTCGGATATGTGAGTTCTAATAAGGTCTATGACAAGAGCGATTATGCAGACAAATATCAGATAGCCAAATATAGTGGCGATACAGCCTAGCTCTGATTTGCGTTTCTTTGAGGACATTCTGTCACCTCACAAGTTGCTCATAAAGCAAACAGCCTTGCCGAGAATGCGTATAGTGTCAAGCTCCTCGTTGATATACACAAGCGGCTCATACGCAGGATTTTCAGGATTGAGGATAAGCTTATGCTTTTCAGGATAATAATAGACCCTTTTCAGCGTTGCCTCATTATCAATTATCACAGCAGCGATCTCACCGTTTTCGACCATTGGCATTTGCTTGATAAAAACGATATCGCCGTCAAATATTCTTGCGTTTATCATACTGTCACCCTTAGCTTTAAGGCAGAAGTCAGCGTGGATATCAGTATCAGCCATTATGTAGCTTTCGTGATCCTCATCTGCAAAAATAGGTTTGCCGCAAGCTATCTCGCCGACCATAGGAAACTTTTTAAGTGCAAGTGGTCTGATATTGTCAAAGTCATTGAAAATGCTATCAGACGTATCCTCAACAGTTTCTTCACCTGTGATAAGTGAAACAGGATTGAGTTTAAGCACCTTTGCAAGTTCGGCTATCTTATCCCTTTTCATATTTGATATAAAGCCGTCTTCCCACTTCTTTACTGTACTCTTGCTAACGCCAACAGCATTGCCCACATCTTCAAGAGTAAGTTCGAGTTCTGTTCTTCTTTTATTTATAAGTTTTCCTATGTCCATAATTTTTGACCTCCTGATTTGGATTGATTATATTATAACATATAAGTTTCTAAAATGCAACTACTTTTTCAAAAAAAGTGAAAAAAGTTTCCTAAAGGGGTTGACAATGCTATTTTGATATGATATACTGAAAGTGTCCTAAAGGAAACTAAGACAAGAAAGGGCGGTGAAAGCAATGAATATTAATGACCTTAATGCGGAGATAGCAAGGTGTGGTCTGACCATTCCAAAACTCGCTGAGTTAATAGGCTTGGACAAGAAAACGCTGTATTCTCGTATGAAAGGGGAAACTGCGTTTAAGCAGCCTGAGATCGCAAATATCTCCAAAGTGCTGAAACTTACGCAAGAAAAGATACTTGATATTTTTTTTGCAGACACAGTTTCTTAAAGGAAACAAGTGATTAAAGAGGGGGTGAGAAAAGGGGTGAGAACTTGGCGGCTAATATAGTGTATGCTATAGCGTTCGGATTATTGGCAGGTGGTATTCTGTCAGACTGTGATTTTGATTGTGTTATGGACTACATAATGTTCATTATGGCATTGGGATTATGCCTGTTAAACATAGTATTGTGCCTACTGTGATAAAGAGTACAAACAGCAAAGAAAAAATCAATATGGTCTGTAATATCGCAAGTAAGGTAGCTTTTGTGATGAAAACTATTTTACCATGTCGGTCATACCAATTGTGTTGATAGCGATATAGCGTTGAAATTTTTGGAATGCCAACATATTTACAAAGATTGTTGTAAGTATCTAAGAAGCTATTGCAAAATTTTTCATAAAACAGCTGTTTGTCATTATCTTCGCAGTTGAGAAAAATTTCAAAGTCATTGTAAACGTTATTTCCAACATAAGCACGATTATCTTCAATTACATTGCAAACTTGCTTTATAACAAAATCAAAATTTTCATTATCTTTATATGTATATAAATGATTTTTAAGCAGTTTAAGCAATGGATCATATATACTGAGAAGTCGTTCTTTTGATATGTCTTTTTTCTTAACTATACATCTGTAGTACCAAAAAGATATAATGATTGCGAGAACAGGACATATAACGGTAATGAAACTATATAATTTTTCCAATTTAAACTTCCTTTCGTATGATTTTTTTACATTATACCACAAGAAGTTAGATTTTTCAAGGAGGTACAAAAATGAAACACTACAAAATCAAGCTGACGGACAAGTTCAGCGGCGTAAGGCTGGTAACAGTCACGGCAAAGACGGCAGGCGAGGCTATGGACCTTGTTGACCGCTCAGAGGGCGAGGATATCGCCGTTATCGAGGAACTTTCCTAGCATAGTACAACCTTGATAACAAATAGAATTGAGTAGGAGGTGATAAAAATGCCGAAATATCCGCCTTTAAAGGTCATAAGGCACGTTTCGTTCGACGGCGGCAAGAGCTATAAGCTTTGGGACGATTGCACGGAGCAGGAGCGGCAGGCGGCTGCGGACAGTATCGGACGCAAGCTTGCAGGAGCTTTGCAGGATATGGTCGGGCGTGACCCGTCGCTCTGGGATAAGCTTTGTGAAACGGCAAGAACTGAGCACCCTGAGTGGATAGCTTAAAACACAGGACGTTAAAATGAAAGGACGTAAGAAAATGATAGCCGTACTAGAGATAATCAGATGTGCCGCAGCGGTAGCGCTCTTGGTGGTGCTTGCAATGTATGTAGCATACAGGTGGTATGTAAGCGTAAAAGAAAATGCCTACGAGGAAGCAGAGGAGAGCATTAAGCGTGCGGTGAGAGAAGCAGGTAGACCCGTGGTCAAGGTCGAAGTTGAAATGAAAGGAAAGTGGTAAAATGGCGTTGATACTGCTGATAACAGTAGCCGTGCTTGCAGGGATAGATGTAGTGATGTATCTTGTGCTGAGCGTGGCGGATAGGCACTGGGAGAAACGCTTTGAGAAAGAGGAGGACGAAGACGATGATAGTGATGAGAGAGGTATTTAAGAGGGACAAGCCCCTTGACAACGGCAGTGGAGCGGTCAATATCTGCGTGTTCCATTCAAATGTCAAGCCTGATGAGTGCGGTGCGCTGACAGTAACGCCAACGAAGGACTACTGCCGTAGGTGTGCATTCTACAAGACCCGTGAGGATTTCGACAGAGGGCTTGGCGATGCCGCAAGGTCGCTGAGGGATAAGGGGCTTGAGCCTGTGAAGAAGATGGACTATGACGGCAAGCAGTATATGAGCGTACAGCCGATAAGGGAGGAATAAAGATGAATAAGGAATTTACAAACGAAGATATCATAAATGCGGCGAAACATTGTGCGACAAATGCTGACTGCGATAACTGCCCATTTTTCGCAACTTTGGAAATTGAGGGTTGCATTGAAACTTTCACACGATACATAGTGAACAACACAAAAAACGAGCCTGCACCTGCGGCAACAGGCACAAGCTCGGAGGTGGTATCAAAAGATACCAGTTCAATATTACACCTTGATGATAGCACAAAAGCAGCGATTTGTCAAGCATATGATACCGCAGACAAAGCCTGTACAGATATACTCGATATCTACGAAGGAATGTCGGCATGTGAGCGTAGAGCTTTTGATATCGGAGAAGTGTACGGAAAAATATGCAGCACAAGGGATAAGCTTGAAAAGTTGAAAGGCGGCGACGGCAAATGAAAGGCTTGCCGACACGTTGTATAGATCCTGTCATGAAGTGCTGTCAGGATTGCGCTTGGGGATATCGTGAATATGGCGATGACGTGGAATGCTCTGCCGACCTAGCAGGCTGTTGCTTTGAAAGTGGTTGTACACTCGGTTTTGACAAAGGCAGACCTGAGGACGAGCCGACAGATGAAGAACTGCAAAAGTTTGATGAATGGATGGAAAGCCATTGGAAGGAGAATGAAAAATGTCAGTAAAAATAAACTCACTTGAATTTGAGAACGTAAAAAAGATAAAAGCCGTACAGCTTGAGCCTGCAAAGAATGGGCTTACTGTTATCGGCGGTAAGAACAGGCAGGGCAAGACCTCTGTCCTTGACGCTATCGCTTGGGCGCTTGGCGGTGACAAGTATAAGCCGTCCTCTCCTCAGCGTGAGGGGTCTGTTGTCGAACCGCACTTGAAGATCACCCTCGATAATGGTATCGTGGTGGAGCGTTCGGGCAAGAACAGCTCTCTCAAAGTCACCGACAGCACAGGCAAAAAAGGCGGTCAGCAGCTTTTGAACAGCTTCGTTGAACAGTTCGCACTTGACCTGCCTAAGTTCATAAATCAGTCAAGCAAGGAAAAAGCTTCAACTCTGCTGAAAATAATCGGCGTGGGCGATACGCTCTATCAGTTGGAGCATAAGGAACATTCCCTCTATGACCAGCGTACTGCTATCGGCAGAATAGCTGACCAGAAGTCTAAGTTTGCAAAGGAAATGCCTGTGTACGCAAACGTCCCTGCCGAGCCTGTTTCGGCTTCGGAGCTTATCAGACAGCAGCAGGATATACTTGCTCGTAATGGCGAAAATCAGCGTAAGCGTGACCAGAAAGAATACTACGAAAAGCAGTTGGAGATTGCTAAGTCCGCCTATGAGCGTGCAAAAGCAAGCTATGAAGCGGCAGTGAACAACTTCAAGCTTGCAAGCCTTGACGCACAAGACCTTGTGGACGAAAGCACAGCGGAGCTTGAAAAGAACATCTCAGATATCGAGGAGCTGAACAAGAAGATAAGAGCAAACCTCGACAGGGAGAAAGCTGAGATAGATGCTGAGGACTACCGCTCACAGTATACATATCTCACTGAGCAGATAGAGGACGTAAGGCAGGCTAAAACTGACCTGCTGAGCGGTGCAGACCTGCCCCTTGAGGGGCTTTCAGTTGAGGACGGAGAGCTGCTGTATAACGGGCATAAGTGGGACAGTATCAGCGGTGCTGAACAGCTTATCGTCGCTACCTCTATCGTGAGAAAGCTCAACCCTGACTGTGGCTTTGTCCTGCTGGACAAGCTTGAACAAATGGATACCGACACCCTTGATGACTTCGGCAAGTGGCTTGAAGCACAGGGCTTGCAGGCGATAGCCACAAGAGTTTCCACAGGTGACGAGTGCAGTATCATTATCGAGGACGGCAGGTCAATGGACAATGATAAGAATGATAAGGAAGAAAACACAGAAACGAAAACTTGGAAAGCAGGTGCATTTTAATGTATGAGATAACATCAGGAGTTGTAAGCTCCGCACAGAAAGTCGTGATATATGGTCCTGAGGGCATAGGCAAATCCACCTTTGCAGCTCAGTTCCCCGACCCTGTATTTATTGATACTGAGGGCAGTACAAAGAAACTCAATATCAGGCGTTTTCCTAAGCCAACAAGCTGGGAAATGCTCAAAAACGAGGTAAAGGAAGCTATGAACGGCAGGCTCTGCAAGACCCTTGTCATTGATACATTTGATTGGGCTGAACAGCTTTGCATTGAAATGATCTGCTCGGCTCATCAGAAGAAAGGCATTGAAGATTTCGGCTACGGCAACGGCTATGTTTACGAAAAAGAGGAGATAGGCAAGTTTCTTAATCTCTTGCAGGAGGTAGTTGACAGCGGTATCAACGTTGTGCTTACGGCTCACGCTCAGATGAGAAAGTTTGAACAGCCTGACGAGCTGGGCGCTTATGACCGCTGGGAACTGAAACTCGGCAAGAAAACTTCTTCTCAGATATCGCCTCTTGTGAAAGAATGGGCAGATATGGTGCTGTTTGCAAACTACAAAACATATGCAGTAGCTGTGGATAAGGACGGCAAGAAGTTCAAGGCTCAGGGCGGCGACCGTGTTATGTACACCACACATCACCCCTGCTGGGACGCTAAAAATCGTGACGGACTTCCGTCTGAAATGCCTTTTGAATATAGTGGTATAGCTCACCTGTTTGTGTATACACAGCCTGCTGAAATGCCTAAGCCTGTGACGATGCCAAGACGTGTGCAGGAGCAGCTTGCACAGCCGAAAGCAGCACCGCAGCCCCCTCATAAGACATCAAACGTAGTGACATTGCAGCAGGCTCAGCCGACAGCTGCACCAAAGGCAGAAGAACCCCTTACTGATCTCAGCGGCTTTGAGGACGTTGCACCACCTATCGTTATCCCTGATGGCATACCGAAAGCACTTGCGGACCTTATGAGAGCCAACAACGTAAGCGAATCGGATATACGTCTTGTGGTATCTCAGAGAAACTATTTCCCTTATGATACCCCTATCACAAACTATCCTGACGACTTCGTGCAGGGCTGTCTGATAGGCGCTTGGGAGCAAATGCTGCCGCTTATCAGAGAAAATCAGAAAGTACCATTTTAAAAGGAGGACAACACTATGGATAATTTTATGGAATACGGCTGGGAAGATGAGATAGTCAACGAGGGTGCGGACTTTGTCCTGCTCCCTGAGGGGGACTATGACTTCACCGTTGCAAAGTACGAACGTGCAAGACACGAGGGGTCGGCGAAAGTGCCGCCCTGCAATATGGCAAAGGTCACATTCACCATTTGGGGTGCAGAGGACAGCGTGGAGATAACAGAGAACTTCTTCCTTTGCAACAAGTTTGAGTGGAAGCTCTCAGCACTTTTCTTGGCTCTCGGTCTGAAAAAACATGGCGAGCCGCTGAAAATGAACTGGAACGCTATCACAGGCAAAAAGGGCAAGTGTCACGTCTACGTTGACAACTACAAGAACAAGGACGGTGAGGACAGGCAGTCCAACAAGATTAAAAAGCTCTATGCCTATGACGAGAATGTGACTACCGTTCAGCCTGCTCAGACGCAGACACCACAGTATAGCCAGCCTGCTCAGACAGGTGGCTGGAAAGCCGGTGCGTTCTGATGATGAATTTAAGACCATATCAAAACGAGGCTAAGCTTGCTATACTCGAACAATGGTCTGAGGGAATAAACAAGGTCCTTGCAGTTCTGCCCACAGGAACGGGAAAGACAATACTTTTCTCGGCTGTTACGGAAGAATGTGTGCGGCAGGGTAAGCGTGTGCTTATCCTTGCCCACAGGGGCGAACTGCTCGACCAGGCGGCGGACAAGCTTATGAAGTCAACAGGGCTTGGCTGTGCCACCGAAAAAGCAGAGCAAAGCTGTTTAGGCTCTTGGTATCGTGTAGTAGTAGGCTCAGTTCAGACCCTTATGCGAGAGAAAAGGCTCAAAGGCTTTTCGGAAAATTACTTCGATACCATAATAATTGACGAGGCTCATCACGCTATCTCAGACGGCTATCAGAGAGTGCTTGACCATTTTCCTGAAGCTCAGGTGCTTGGGGTGACGGCTACACCTGACAGGGGCGATATGAAGAACTTAGGCTCAGTGTTCGACAGCCTTGCATATGAATACACCCTGCCACAGGCTATCAAAGAGGGCTATCTTTCACCTATCAAGGCTATAACCATACCGCTGAAACTTGACCTTTCAGGAGTATCAACTCAGGCAGGAGATTTCAAGGCAAGTGATATCGACACGGCACTTGACCCATATCTTTATCAGATAGCTGACGAAATGCTCAAATACTGTAAGGAACGCAAGACAGTTGTGTTCCTGCCGCTTGTCAAGACCTCTCAGAAGTTCCGTGATATCCTTATCAGCAAAGGGTTCAACGCCGCTGAGGTCAACGGAGAAAGCACAGACAGAGCGGAGATACTTGAAGCTTTCGACAAGGGCGAATACAATGTGCTGTGCAACTCAATGCTCCTCACAGAGGGCTGGGACTGTCCGTCAGTTGACTGCGTTATCGTGCTAAGACCAACAAAGGTGCGTGGGCTTTACTGTCAAATGGTAGGCAGAGGCACAAGACTTTGCGAGGGAAAGACAGAGCTTTTACTGCTTGATTTTCTATGGCACACAGAACGCCACGAGCTTTGCAGACCTGCACACCTTATCTGTCAGAATGAAGAGGTCGCTGAGAAAATGACCGAAAACCTTGCCAATGAGGCAGGCTGTGCAGTGGATATCGAAGAGGCAGAAAAACAGGCAAGCGAGGACGTTGTGGCACAGCGTGAAGAGTCTTTGGCAAAGCAGCTCAAAGAAATGAAAACACGCAAGCGAAAGCTTGTTGACCCTTTGCAGTATGAAATGTCCATACAGGCTGAGGACTTGTCCTCATATGTTCCTGCCTTTGGCTGGGAGTGTGCTCCTGCTACCGACAAGCAGAAAGCAAAGCTTGAAAAGCTGGGCATTTTCCCTGACGATATAGACAACGCAGGCAAGGCAAAGCTTATCCTAGACCGCCTTGAGAAACGCCGCAATGCAGGACTTACCACTCCAAAGCAGATAAGGCTGCTTGAAAGCAAAGGCTTTGAGCACGTTGGCTCTTGGAGCTTTGACAGTGCAAGCAAAATGATAGCCCGTATCTCTGCCAATGGTTGGAGAGTGCCGAGAGATATCGACCCGAAAACATACACACCTGAGAACTAAGGAGAAGTGAATGGATAACACAAATTTGCTTAAAATGCTTGAATACATAGACCCTGCAAGCTGTGATTATCAAGAATGGGTCAATGTGGGAATGGCTCTCAAACACGAGGGCTATTCCGTGAACGATTGGGACAGTTGGTCGAGGTCAGACAGCCGTTATCACAGCGGTGAGTGTGAACACAAGTGGCAAGGCTTTAACGGCAATGCTCAGCCCGTGACCGCAGGAACTATCGTACAAATGGCAAAGGAAAGAGGATACAGCCCCCGTGAGTTTCAGGCTTACGATTGGGACGGCGAGATAATTGCAGAAGAAAGCAGTCCCCTTGTAAACGGCGGTGAGGGCATACCGATCACCGAGCCTGCCCAATGGGATCCTGTCAAGGAGATAGTCACCTATCTTGAGACACTCTTTGAGGCAGGAGAGAACGTGGGCTATGTTACGCAAACGTGGGAAACAGAAAAGGACGGCAAGACCAGGTATCTGCCCACAAAGGGGTGCTGTGACAGGACGGCAGGGGAGCTTATCAAGAGGCTTGGCGAATGTAACGGTGACATTGGTGCGGTGTTTGGCGACTACAAGGAAGAAGCCGGAGCGTGGATCCGCTTCAATCCTCTTGACGGCAAGGGCGTAAAGAACGAGAATGTAACAGACTACCGCTATGCTCTTGTTGAAAGCGACAGTATGCCTATAGAACAGCAGAATGCTGTGATGAGAGAGCTTGAACTTCCTATTGCTGTGCTTGTATACAGCGGTGGAAAGAGCGTTCACGCTATCGTCAAGATAGACGCTCCCAACTATGACGAATACCGTAGGCGTGTTGATTTTCTTTACAAGGTCTGCAAGGAAAGCGGTCTTGACATCGACAAGCAGAACCGCAACCCCTCACGTCTCTCGCGTATGCCGGGCGTTATGAGGAACGGCAAGAAACAGTTCATCATTGACAAGAACATAGGCAAAGAAAGCTTTTCAGAATGGAAAGATTACATAGAGAGTATCAATGATGATCTCCCCGACCCTGAGAGCCTGAGTGCTGAGTGGGATAACCTGCCTGAGCTTGCTCCGCCACTTATTGACGGCGTTCTCAGACAGGGTCACAAAATGCTCATTGCAGGTCCGTCAAAGGCAGGCAAGTCTTATGCACTTATCGAAATGTGCGTGGCGATAGCTGAGGGGGTAAAGTGGTTTGGCTGGCAATGCACCAAAGGAAAGATACTATACGTCAACCTGGAGCTTGACAGAGCATCTTGTCTGCACCGTTTCAAGGACGTGTACACCGCAATGCACTTAGAGCCTGATAACCTCAACAGCATAGACATATGGAACCTGCGAGGTCACAGCGTACCAATGGACAAGCTTGCACCAAAGCTTATACGCCGAGCAAGCAAGAAGAATTACATTGCCGTGATAATAGACCCTATCTACAAGGTCATAACAGGTGACGAGAACTCAGCAGACCAAATGGCGCACTTTTGCAACCAGTTTGACAAGGTATGCACAGAGCTTGGCTGTGCGGTCATATACTGCCACCACCACTCAAAGGGAGCGCAGGGCGGTAAGCGTTCAATGGACAGAGCCAGCGGTTCAGGAGTATTCGCCCGTGACCCTGACGCACTTCTTGACCTTTCAGAGCTTGACATCTCAGACAGCCTTTACAAACAGCAGGAGGACGAAACTGTTTGCCGTATCAGCGAGAACTGGATGAGGAGATTTTACAGAAATACTGATGACCTTTGTTCACAGGACGATCTTGTTACGCCGTCAAAAATGCTTGAGATAACACACAAGTACCTGCACCCGAACTCATACAAGCTTATGATGGCCGATATAGACAAGGCTAAGCTTGCAGTAAGAAACCGCACGGCATGGCGTATAGAGGGCACGCTGAGAGAGTTCCCGAAATTTGCTCCCCTCAATATGTGGTTTGATTATCCTGTTCACAGAGAGGATACCGTGGGCGTGCTTAAAGACTGCGAGGTAGAGGACATCACACCGAATTGGAAGAAGAATTTCAGCAAGAAGAAAACCAATGAAGACCGCAGCAAGGAGCGCAAGGAGAGCATTGAAACAGCTTTCAGCGGTGTGCAGGAGAACGGTAAGTGCCGCATTTCTGAGCTGGCGGAGTACATAGGAAAGAGCGAAAAGACCGTTGGAAGATACCTCAAAGAGCATGGTGGCTTTTGGATAGAAGAAGGAGAATGTGGCTTAAAAGCTCAGTAGACAGACAAGACAAAATCGAATTTTTGAACTTTAGACAGACAGGAAAAAACGAGAAAGTGTCAGGACAAAATCGAGCTTTTTACTTGTCGGACAATATCGAAAATCACCGAGTTTGTCGGTCGGACAGACAAATCTATTATTATAAACAATACTTTTTGTCGGGGGCTTAAACTCGCCCCGACAAAAAAGTAGTTTGAATAATGACGCGCGAGGAGGAACACACGCAGATGAGAGCAACAAGAAGTAAGGCAAGGCAAGACGTTGTTAATGCAGCTAAGAAAATGCCACCGCTTTTTCATAAGCTGCCTAATGAAGATTTCGACTATCGAAAATCACGCACGCTTTGGTGGCTCGTGAAACAGCCGCAGGTACTCAAATACATTTGGGATATGGTCAAACAGTCGGGAGCATTGGTGTATGATGACAAGTCACACAAGTGGCACGGAGTAGATTTCAAATGCGAGGAGGAAGATGATGACTGAATTTTTTATGGCAATGATACCGCCGACAGCTACAGCGCAGGAACACAAGGTGACAGTAAGAAATGGCAAGCCGATATTTTATGACCCACCCGATGTCAAGGCGGCAAAAGAAAAGCTCACGGCAAACCTAGCAAGGCACAGACCGCCTGAGAAGTACATCTGTGGGATAAGGCTGATAACAAAGTGGCTGTTTCCAAATGACGGCAAACACAAGGACGGAGAGTACAAGACCAGCAAGCCCGACACAGACAACCTGCAGAAGATGTTCAAGGACTGTATGACAAAGCTTGATTTCTGGACAGACGACCAGCTTGTGGCGAGTGAGATATGCGAAAAGTTCTGGGCGGACATACCCGGCATTTATGTGAGGATAGAGGAGCTATGACGATACACGAAGTAAAGAAAAGTCTTGGACGCAGGGTGAGCTACAACGGCTCCGATTGCTACGAGCTGACAGGGTGTATTATCCGCAAGAGCAGTAAGACAGGTCAGTTCTTCTATCAGGCAGAGATCGCTGACAAGACTTGTGGCAATACGTTGGTGTATTGTAGGCTGGAAGAGTTGAGGTGTGAGGAGGCAAAAGAGTGAAAACACATAATCTGAAACTTAGCATAGAATTTTGTGACGCTGTTCTGAGCGGTGAGAAAACTTTTGAGGTCAGAAAAAATGACAGGGGTTTTCAAACAGGAGATCTGATAAGATTTATACCGACTGACGGAACGTCTTATCATAGCTTGAATGGTACAGTAAGAGAACACGCAAAGCATGAGATATCAGGGCATACATACAGGATAACATATATCCTCAACGGCTGGGGAATAAAGAATGGATATGTTGTGCTGGGAATAAGAGAGGAGATAGCCTATGGAAAGAAACGACCCAATGACCATGTCACGCCTGAAAGCCTACCGCAGGAACGCCTCAGCCATTGAGGACATCAAGGCAGAGCTTTCAGGCAAGTACGTTGCCGACAGTATCAGCGTATGCACTCCGCCGTCCTACACACCACACAGCACACGCATAGACGGCTTTCTGCTGAGTGGTGATACACTTTCATTGCTGTGCGAACAGGCACGGCTAGAGTGTGAGCAGAGGGCTGTGGAGGAGTTTATCAAGGGGATAGAGGACTATCAGACACGGCGAATGTTTGTGCTGAAATTCATCAAGGGTAAGACGTACTTGCAGATAGCTATGCAGGTTAGTGGTGGGAGAATCACAGAGGACGCAGTTGAAAAGAAGATAAAAAGATATATTTCAAAAAAATCTTGATTTGTCGGTTTTGTCGGTTTTCACTATGTTATAATTTAAACTGAGGAAAGTGTAGATGTACCTCAGACTTGTACTTTCATTGAAGTCACCTCCAATTTTCTAAGCCCCGTAAGGGGCTATGCAGAACGTGAGTGCATGAGCTTGCGGTCTGCGCCATGCGGTCAGTTGGTTTTCCGACAAAGCCAACAACATAATGTTTGAACCGCCGCCAAGCTTTCGGGCTTCGGGCGGTGTATGCAGGTCGAGAGCGAGCCAGCTCAACATCTGCTCCACCATTTACAAAACTCCTTATAATATTTTCACAAGGGCGGCTGCATTTTGCGGTCGCTTTTGCATTGAGAAGGTGACCTTATGCCAATACCAAGACCAGATCGAAGCGGTTCACATCAACAGCAGTTCCGTATCAACAAGAAGAAAATCTACGCTACCCAAACAGTCTGCGGTATCTGCGGAAAGCCTGTTGATTTTTCCTTGAAATATCCTCACCCTTTGTCGGCTTGTATAGATCATATCATACCCATTGCCAAAGGCGGCCATCCTTCGGACATTTCAAACTTGCAGTTGGCACATTGGTGTTGTAATCGTCAGAAATCTGACAAATTGGTGGAAAAACAGGTGTTTGACCAGTCTCTTGATCTGATTTCCAACCGAATTTTACCACAATGCTACGATTGGAAGAATTTTTAACAAATTATTGACAATATGGGGGGTATGCCCCCTTTTGAGGTCAAAAAAGACCTTCACCGCCGCACTGCTTATATTTCTCGCAGGATTGAAATAATTGGAAAGGATATACAAGATGAGTGAATACAAAGGCATGGCATATTTGAAAAAGAAGCTTTCCTCAAAGGCTTCGAGGGTCAATGTGCGCTATGACTACTATCACATGAAGAACGGCCTTACCGACATGGGCAAAATGATACCACCAAGCTATAACTGGATGCGTCCTGTGCTAGGCTGGTGTGCAAAGGCTGTTGATACCCTTGCGGACAGAATAGTATTTGACAGTTTCGAAGACAACACTTTCTACGTAAACGAGATATTTGACAACAATAATCGTGACGTGTTCTTTGATTCTGCTATTCTCTCAGCGTTGGTGTCCTCCTGCTGCTTTGTGTATATTTCGGCTGATGAAACAGGCTATCCACGCTTGCAGGTCATTGATGGCAGTAACGCTACTGGCATTATCGACCCTATCACGAATATGCTCCGAGAGGGCTATGCAGTGCTTGATAGGGATAACAATTTCAACCCCACCATTGAAGCCTACTTCACCGCCGAACAGACAGAGATATATCGCAGAGGCTATGATGTTGAGATTTATGACAATCCTGCGCCTTATCCCCTGCTTGTGCCTATCATATACCGTCCTGACGCTGTTCGTCCTTTCGGTCACAGCAGGATATCAAGGGCGTGTATGGAGCTTGTGCAGGAAGCTATGAGAACGCTCAGGCGGTCGGAAGTATCAGCCGAGTTTTACAGCTTCCCACAAAAATATATACTCGGTCTTTCGGATAATGCCGAGAAAATGGAGAAAATGGACAAATGGGGTGCAACAATGTCCTCACTGCTGACTATCACCAAAGATGATGACGGCGGTAATCCTACCGTCGGACAGTTTCAACAGCAGTCCATGTCACCATACTCTGAACAGCTTAAATCTATAGCTTCTCTTTTTGCCGGAGAAACAGGGCTGACCCTTGATGACTTGGGCTTTGCGACATCCAATCCTGCCAGTTGCGAAGCGATCAGAGCCGCTCATGAGAATCTCAGACTTACTGCAAGAAAGGCTCAGAGAACGTTTGGCAGTGGTTTCCTTAACGTGGCTTATCTTGCCGCCTGCGTTCGTGATAACACGGCATATATGCGCTATGCTTTCAGTGATATCAAACCGCAGTGGCTCCCCATTTTTGAACCTGACTCTGCCGCACTCTCGGGTGTGGGCGATGCTATCTTGAAGATAAATCAGGCTGTTCCTGACTATCTGGGTGCAAAGGGCATCCGTCAGCTCACAGGCATAGAGGGCGAAAACAATGGCTGATATCGGTGCAGAATTGCTTAAAAAAATCCGTGCTGAGTTTCAAAGCAGGTGCAGAGCTGACAAGTACATTCAATCGGTTTTGAAGAAAATAGATGGTGGTACTGCGGAAATGGAAGAAGTCGCCCTGCTTTCAAAAAGGCTCGGCCTGCGTGCTTCGCAAGCTATCGGAGCATATGTGAATGCAAGCGCTTTGCCTGATGGCAAGATGTACTACAACATTGCCGATACCATACTCACGGGCGTGCTCAAGGACAACTACGATGTTATAAACTCCGCTGCCGCAGAATGTCAAAAGGCACTTGACAGCCAAGCGGGCATAAACATCACACCTCAGCAGGCTGCCTTCCCTACCGAGCGTGTGCAGGCGGTAGTCAATGCGGCTTCTGCACCGGATATTGCAGAAGAAGTGATGATACGGCGAATGACAGCTCCGGCGCAGAACATCACCGAGAGTTTTTACAACGATTATGTTCAAAAAAACGTGAAGCTTCGTTCTGATGCAGGACTGGACTGCTACATTATCCGCAACGATCATGGCGGCTGCTGTAAGTGGTGTTCAAAGCTTGCAGGCAAATATCACTATCCCGAAGATGTTCCAAAAGACGTTTACCGCAGGCATGATAACTGCGGCTGTACTGTTACATACCTCAACGGCAGAAAGGCACAAAACGTGTGGAGCAAGACCAAGTGGAACATCTCAGATGAAGAGCTTGAGCAGATGAAGAAAGCCGGTTCAAGACAGCCTGCGAGGCTTGACAAACGTGGCATAAGTGGTATAATGAAGGAAAATAGCAGTATGGCTAAATTCATTCCTGCTGATACCATTGAAAATGCCAAGGAATATACACTAAAATTTGCCGACAAAGTTAACGTGAAAAATGTCAAAAATCTCAATTCACTTAATACGGTGAATGAAACATTAACTGACTTAACTGCAAAATACCCCGTTGATAAGTTACAAGATATAAATTGTTCGTCAACACTAAAAAAAGCAAACGCTCAAGCAAATGGTGGAGGCTTGGATATAAGCACTAAATATCTTAACGAACCACCAGCAATGGTTACCGATTGGAAAACAAGGAATGAGCAAATTGCCAAGCTTATTCCTGAATATCAAGCAGCAATAAGCAGTGGCAAATATAGTGCTGCACAGGTAAGAGGATTAAAGAGAAAACTTGCTCAAATGGAAGAAGGCATGAAATATACTCGATGGAGTATGTCAAGCACATTCAGTGGCACAAATGCGGTAAAAGCAACAGTAGCACATGAATATGGGCACATTATTGCAGATCAATATTTCGGACAAATAAACAGAGGTCTGTATTGTAAAAATTATGGTGATCCAAGAAGTGTGAAAATAAAAAGCATGGTTGATGATGCTTTTCGCAAGGCAAAGCAGACAGGCGATATTTATAACATTTCGCAGTATGCAAGCACGAACAGTCACGAGTTTTTTGCAGAATGTTTTTGTGCGCATTACCACGGAGAAGAATTTCCTGATTATATTGAGCAAATGTTAAAGGAGGCATTGACAAAATGAAACAATGTAAAAAATGCATTTTTTATGATGCTGAAATGGAAGCACTTCGTCAAAGTGGTGATGATGTGATAATAGTCGGACACGAAAATGACGAAGAAAAAAATTATTGCTCTGCATATATGGAAGGCATACCGTTAGAAATAGCCAAAGATAGGTGTACTTGCGAATTAAAAATTTCTAAAGAAGATTTTAAAAACAATAATGCTTGACCGCTCCGCTACGGCGAGGCGGTATTTTTATACCCAAAATCAGAAAGGACGGATATTATGGCACTTGACCGGGATACAATATGGCAGCTGCGGAGAGCTAAGAGTGATATTGAGAACATCAGAACTGACATTCAGAAGATAAAGGATAATGCTGATTATGTTGCGGCACTGATACGCTGTGAAAGGTCATTGAGTATAGTTTTATCCAATGCTGAAAAGGTCAAATCGACAAAGTAAATATCAAACCAAGCACCTTAACGGGTGCTTTTTTAGTACCTGAAAGGAGGTAATCCACTATTGAGGATAAGAGAGTCGGCAGGCAGACCCCCACCATATCGGTAGTGTTGCCATATGAGCAGACCAAAGGCAATGAGGCTATCGCAATGTACAACAAATCGGGGCGCACCGCACAGGAGTGGCAGGAACTTATGCTTTATGACATCATGGCGGTGGACGATGAGGGATTGTGGAAACACATGAAGTTCGGCTGGTCGATACCAAGACGTAACGGCAAGTCAGAGCTGCTTATCATGCGTGCAATCTATGGCCTGCAAAATGGTGAACATGTGCTTTATACCGCCCACAGGACAACAACGTCACATTCGGCGTGGGAGAAGATCATCGACCTTATCACAAAAATGGGTTTTCTTGAAAAAGAGGACTTCAAGACCACAAAGCAGATGGGCTTGGAGCGTATACAATGGCTCAAAGGCGACGGACTTATCAATTTCCGTACACGTTCCAGCAAAGGCGGACTTGGCGAGGGCTATGACCTGCTTATCATAGACGAAGCACAGGAATACACCACAGACCAAGAAACAGCCCTAAAATATACCGTCACAGACAGCCGAAATCCTCAAACATTGATGTGCGGAACACCTCCAACAATGGTGTCAGCCGGCACAGTTTTCACAAAATACCGGCAGAAGACGATGTCGGGCAAAGGCGGCGATGACGGCTGGGCTGAATGGTCCGTGCCAAAACTCACGAACGCACATGACCCTGAACTGTGGTATGCCACTAACCCGTCTTTAGGCACTATCCTCACAGAGCGTAAGCTACGTTCAGAGCTTGGCGACCCAAAAGATGATCAGGTTGACGATAACATTCAGCGTTTAGGTTTGTGGCTGACCTATAATCAGAAATCGGCTATCAGCAAAGGTGAGTGGCAGGCACTTTGTATCAGTGGTAAGCCCAATATCAGCAGAGAACTGTTTTTCGGCATTAAATATGCAAAGGTCACGGACAACGTTTCCCTTGCTGTCGCCGCAAAGACAGCGGACGGCAAGATATTTGTAGAAGCTATAGACTGCCGACCTGTGCGAGAGGGGAACGATTGGATAATCGCATATCTGCGCAATCCTCATATGCGTGAAACTGTTATTGATGGAGCGAACGGACAATCGCTTTTGGCGGCTGACATGAAGAACGCAGGCATTAAGCATAAGCCTATCCTGCCGAAAGTCGCTGATGTGATCACTTCGTCAGCAGGTTTTGAGCGAGGAGTATTCGCACAGAATATTTGTCATGCTGACCAGCCTTCCCTTGAACAAGTCATTGCAAACTGTGAACACAGAGCTATAAGCTCAGGCGGAGGTTTTGGCTATACCTCAATTCTTGAGGGTGCTGACATATCACTGCTTGAGGCGGTGGTGCTTGCTCACTGGGCGTGTGCAAATTCATCAGATAAAAAGAAAGTACAGAAAATAAGCTGGTAACAGTTTATTATATATCACCTACACCGCAGGGTAAAGCGGGGAAAGGAAACACTATGGCAGAATTTGAAGCTATAACAACACAGGAAGCCTTCGACAATGCGATAAAGGCAAGGCTCGACCGCAACACGGACACAGTCAAGAAACAGTTTGAGGGTTACATTTCCCCTGACGATTTCAAGGCAAAGACAGCCGACCTTAACAGCAAGATCACCGACCTTACAGGCAAGCTTGCGGAAAAGGATACAGCTATCGCAGACCTCACGGCTAAAAACAAGGCATACGAGACCAGCTCGGTAAAAATGAGAATTGCCCATGAAAACGGTATTCCTTATGAGCTTGCGAACAAGCTTTCAGGAGACACAGAAGAAGATATCAAGAAGGACGCTGAAACATTTGCAAAGTTTATCGGCAAAAAGCAGACAGCCCCTCTTGGTCACGCAGAACACAATCACGCAGACGGCAAGAATGCGGCATATAAGTCGCTGCTTGCAGGTCTTATAAAGTAAAGAAAGGAAGTAATATTTATGGCAGATATTCTCTCAAAGGAAAATAAGTTTGACCCTGTTCTTGTAAAAGAACTTTTCGACAAGGTTAAGGGCAAGTCCTCACTGGCTGCGCTTTGCGACCGAACACCTATCGCATTTAACGGACAGAAAGAGTACATTTTCACAATGGACGATGAATGCGATCTTGTAGCTGAAAATGGCAAAAAGACAAGGGGAAGCGTTGCGCTTGCACCTGTGACTATCGTTCCTGTTAAGCTTGAATACGGCTCACGAATTTCAGACGAATTTCTCTATGCTTCTGAGGAAGCTCAGATAGACATTCTGAGAAATTTCTCTGACGGCTTTGCAAAGAAAGTGGCAAGAGCCCTTGACATCATGGCTTTTCATGGCGTTAATCCAAGAGCCAAGACGGCTTCTACGATTATAGGTACAAACCACTTCGACAACGGCGTAACTGTGATAAAGCAGGACGGCACGTCACCAAAGACGCCTGACGCTCTTATTGAGGAGGCTATCGCTGCAGTGCAGGACAACGAATATGATATCTCAGGCCTTACAATGGCGCCGTCATTCAGAGCTGACCTTGCAAAAATGGTGGATACAAGCGGCAGAAAGATATATCCTGAACTTGCGTGGGGCAATGCACCGTCACAGATGAACGGCATTCAGACCGTGACAAACAATACAGTTTCATTCAACTCCAGCAAAGATCTTGCAATCGTTGGCGACTTTGCAACGGCGTTCAAGTGGGGTTATTCAAAGGAAATTCCGCTTAAAGTCATCGAGTATGGTGACCCTGACAACAGCGGACAGGATCTCCAGGGCTACAATCAGGTATACATCAGAGCCGAAGCATATATCGGTTGGGGCATTCTCGATAAGTCTGCATTCGCTGTCATTCAGTCAGCAGCTAAGTAGGGGGGCGGCATAAATGGCGGCAGAGTACGCAACTATCGAGGACGTTATAAAACTTGGTCGAAAGCTCACGGCTGAGGAGCAGGAAAAGGCGGCGGTTCTGCTGCCTGTCGCCTGCGCAAAACTTTCGACCGCCTGTAAGAAGTATGGCAAGGACCTTGACATTATGATAGCTGATGAGCCTGACGTTGAACTTGTGGCAAAAGATATCATAGTTCGTGCCACGCTGAGAGCTGTAGACACCATTGCGGACAGCTCTCCTGCGACTTCGCAGGCTTCACAATCGGCTATGGGCTACTCAGTATCAATGACATATCTCAACGCAGGACAGCAACTGTATTTTCTCAGAAACGAGCTGAAAGAACTGGGCGTTATGCGGCAGAGATACGGAGCTATGGAGGTATATGACGTATGAGACTAAGCATCAAAGGCATACCTGTTAAGCTTTCTGCAAAAACGCAGACAGGTATTGACGGCTTTAACAGACCGATATACGAAACTTCACAGGAGGTCGTCGAAAACGTGCTTGTGGGCGAGCCTTCCGCAGAGGACGTTGTGAACGAGATCAACCTGTCAGGCAAACGCATAGCTTACACTCTTGCGATACCAAAAGGAGATACACACGTTTGGGAAGACACAGAGGTCGAGTTCTTCGGCAGAAAATTCCGCACCATAGGGATCCCAACAGAGGGCATTGAAGAAAATTTGCCGCTCAGCTGGAACAAAAAAGTAAAGGTGGAACGCTATGAGTAAAGTTAAGATAGAGCTTGACCACAACGCAGTTGCGGCTTTTCTCTGCTCTGCACCTGTTGAAAGCATGGTCAAGGGATATGCTGACAGAGCCGTTCAACGTCTTGGCACGGGGCATAAAGCGTATACTATCACATGGACAAGATACCCCAAAATGCGCCGTAAGGTCGCTATCGTCAAGGCTAAGACGAAGAAGGCTCAGCGTGCTAATCTTAGAGATAACACAATTTTAAAGGCGGTGCTTGGCAAGTGATAGAGAAGATAATTCTTGACTGGCTGGGAGCAAAGCTTGACGTTTCGGCTTATCTTGAAGAACCTAAAAACCCGCCAAAAGAGTATGTGCTAATCGACAAGCTAGGCTCGGCAGAGAATGATTTTATCACCTCTGCCACCATAGCTGTTCAGAGCTACTCAGCGAGCCTATACGGGGCGGCAGAACTTAACGCAAAAGTTAAAAAGGCTATGTCTGAAAGCGTGTCACAGGGCGATATATGCCGCTGTGCGTGCACATCAGATTACAGCTATACAGACACAGAAACAAAACGATACCGCTATCAGGCGGTATTCGATGTAACCTACTACGAGGAGTGATAATACTATGGCAAACAATAAAGATAACGTATCAACAGGCAAGCCAAAGGTAGGCGGAGCGGTTTTCACAGCGGTCACAGGATCTACACTGCCGACGGATGCAACAACAGCACTTGACGCAGCGTTCAAAAGCCTGGGCTACTGCTCAGAGGACGGTGTAACAAACAGTTCTGGCATTTCTACTGAAAACATCAAAGCCTGGGGTGGAGATATCGTTGATACACCACAGACAGAAAAGACGGACACGTTCAAGGTCAAACTGATAGAGTGTACCAATACAGATGTGCTGAAAACTGTCTACAATGGCAGCAATGTTTCGGGTGACCTTGACACTGGCCTGACTATCAAGGTAAACAGTGCCGAGCATGAAGATCAGGCGTTCGTGTTCGATATGATACTGAAAAATAACGTACTGAAAAGAGTGGTCGTTCCGTTCGGCAAGGTGACGGAGATATCTGACATCACCTACAAAGACAATGAGCCTATCGGCTATGAGCTGACTATCACAGCCACACCTGATGAGAACGGCAACACGCACTATGAGTACATGAAAAAGGGGGAATAACCTATGCTGACAGGTAAGACAGAAAGCGGTTTTGAGTTTGAAATAGAGGAGAAGACCCTTGACGACTATGAGTTTATCGAAGCTGTTGGTAAGTGTGAACAGGGCGACCCTCTCGCATATGTCAAGGTAGTTGACGCCGCCCTGGGAAGCAAGAAAGAAAAAGCTTTTGCGAAGATAAGAGAAAAGTGCGGCTATGTATCAGCAAAAGAGATAACAAAGCTTATCGTGGAGATCTTCAAGACACCTAAGACAAAAAACTCCTAGTCCTTGCCGCTGTCATGGAGCGCTATCCTGATGAGCTTGACTGCGATATGGCACAGTATTATCACATATACGACTACAAGTCGCTGCCTGCACGAAAGGTGGCGACTTTTCTTTGCGGTCTTGACAGCAATTCACGGGTCAAGCGCAAGCTCAACGGAGTTGGCGGTTCGTTCTCTGAGATATTGCTTGCGCTGATATTTGACCGCCTGCAATGGATATGCTGGTCGCAGACAAAGGACGGACAAAGAGGTGTGAACAGGCCGCAGTCAATAGCTGAAAAGCTTATAGGCAAGAATGACAGCGACAGTGAGATAACAGCGTTCCGAAGCGGTGAGGATTATGAGGAAGCAAGAAGAAAAATCTTAGGAAAGGAGGACTAACATGGCAGAAGAAAACGGCACACAGCTAGGCAAGGCATATGTGCAGATAGTTCCGTCTATGCAAGGGCTTGCATCAGAGCTGAGAAGAGCGTTCGGGGATAGTATGCCCGATGGTCACAAGTTTGGAAGTTCTCTTGGCGGCAAGGTCGTTTCAGGTTTTGGAAGCACTATCAAAAAGGGCTTTGCACTTGCCGCAAAAGCTGGTATAGCAACTATATCGGCAGCAAGCGCAGGCATAGGTGCTATAGTCAAAAGCTCTGCGAGCGCATATGCGGACTATGAGCAGAACATAGGTGGTGTCGAAACGCTATTCAAGGATAACGCTGATACTATCGTAAAGTACGCCAGTGAGGCATACAAGGCCGCAGGAATATCGGCTAATGACTATATGCAGAATGTCACAAGCTTTTCTGCGTCACTCTTGCAAGGCTTGGGCGGTGATACTGCGCAGGCGGCAGAGATAGCCAATGAAGCAATGGTAGATATGAGTGATAATGCTAACAAATTTGGCACGGACATATCTTCTATCCAGAACGCTTATCAGGGCTTTGCAAAGCAGAACTATACCATGCTCGATAACTTAAAACTGGGCTATGGCGGTACACAGGCGGAAATGGCAAGGCTCATCAACGATTCGGGCGTGCTTGGGGATTCGATAAAGGTCGATGAAAAAACCGTCAACAGCGTGTCATTTGACAAAATGATAGAAGCTATCCACAAGGTACAGACCGACCTTGACATCACCGGTACAACTTCCAAAGAAGCGGCAACAACAGTTTCCGGTTCTCTTGGCTCTGTGAAAGCAGCGTGGGCAAACCTTATGGCAGGAATGGGCGACAAAAACGCTGACCTGAAAAATCTCATCAAGGAAATGGTAAACACAGTAAAGACCTTTGCAAAGAACATTATGCCTGTCATAAAGCAGGCTCTTTCAGGGGTCACAACGCTCATAAGTGAATTGGCTCCTGACATAGCAGCCGAGCTTCCTCAGCTTGTGAGCGACCTGCTCCCACAGCTTATAGAAGCAGGCGCGCAGATATTTCAGGCACTTGTAAAAGGTATTTCTGATAACATCGACACGATAACACAGGCGGTCATAACAGCCGTTACAACTATTGCAACGGCGCTTATCCAGAACACAGGTCCTCTTGTGCAGGCGTTGGCAACTATCATAACCACTATTGCACAGGCTTTGCCAACTATTTTACCAGACCTTACAGAAGCGATAAAGCAGCAAATGCCATTGATATTGCAGGCTATACTTGACAGCTTACCTGCGATAATCGAATGTGCTACACAGATAATCGTAACAATAGCAGAAACATTAGCCAACAATATTAATCTTATTGTTGACGGCGCTGTCAAAATCATTGATACATTAGCAATGTCACTTTCTGATAGTGATACAGCTAAAAAGCTTACAGAAGCAGCATTTAAAATAGTATTTACCCTAACCAAAGAGATAGTAAAAAATCTTCCTGATATCCTTGCTGACGGCATACTTATAGCGGTCGAACTCATTAAGGGCATCGCACAAGGTATGGTGGACTATTTTGCACCTGTATCAGACGCTTTGTCTGATATGCTTATCGACCTTACAGACTGGTTTTCACGAAAGTGGAACGACTTCAAAGAATGGGGTTCAGATATGATACAGGCGTTCATAGACGGCATCAAAGAAAAGTGGCAGAGCCTTAAAGACACTGTATGTGACGTAGCCTCAAGCGTTAAGGACTTTCTCGGCTTTTCCGAACCTGACAAGGGCCCTCTTTCAAACTTCCACACTTTTGCACCTGATATGATGGACCTGTTTGCAAAGGGCATAGCGGACAACGAGGACACTATCACCATGCAGTTCAACAGGTCACTGCAACCACTTATGGATACGGATATCATATCGCCAAGCTTTTCGGCACTCCCCGAAAAGAGTGTGAATAATAGCGGTAACGATACCATGAACAAGATCATTGCCCTCCTAGAAACCTACTTCCCACAGCTTGCACAGCAAGGAAACATTTATCTTGATGGCGACAAGCTCACTTCAAAAGTGGACGGAAAACTAGGCGAGAGGGTCACAAGCAGTGAAAGGAGGCTTGCAAGTGTCTAATGAATACATAGAGTTTGGCGGCAAGAAGTCCACCGATTTCTATTTGGTTATCCAAAAGGACGGCGTTCAGATATCTCAACCGGAGGAAAACAGGATAGAAGCCACCCTGCCATTTATGAACGGCTTTTATGATTTTTCAAAAATGGCAGGCGAAAGGACGTACAAACAGCGTGATATCACGATAAAATTCAGCCTTTCTGCAAAAGATGAAAACGAACTTTACCGCAGAAAATGTGATGTTGTCCGCTGGCTCAGTGGGGCAAAGGGTGAGCTGAGGATAAGCTTTCTGACGGACTATCACTTTGTGGGGGCAACAGCGGTGTTTGATACCTCCGCATTTGAGTTCACTTCACGGCGCACCGCTGATCTGACAGTGAACTTCAAGACGTATCCTTTCCTGCGTTCTGATGATTACTCAGATATCGGCTTTGACGACTTCAACTTTGAAACCGACTATCTGAATTTAACGAATATATCGTTGACAGCGGTCAAACAGACACGATACGCCCCTCCTGCGACCTTGAAAATCTACTCATATGCTGATAGACCCATACGCCCACGCCTTTCTTACAAGCGCTCAGAGGACGATGCAAAGAGTGTGGGCTTCACCTATTTTGCACTCAACGACCAAGAGATAAGTGCAAGTGTATACCGCAACACGGAGAAAGAATTCGACCTTGACGAGCTGACTTTACAGCCTGGTGTGAATACTCTTGCGGCTTATGGCTTCGGCACACTCACGCTCAAACTTTACGAGGAGGCACTCTGATGTTCATAGTAACGATAACAAACGGAGCTGAAAACACTATCATACACAGCGACGGCACAGACCGCATATCGGGTGGCAAGATAGCAAAGACTATCAATGCTGTTGATAGTTTCAGTTTTACCATATATCCGAACAATGCAGGGTATGACCTTTTGAAACCACTGACAACATCGGTCAAGGTCTATGATGAAAGTACTGACAAGGACATTTTTATAGGCAGGGTCTTGAAGTGTCCTGACAGCATGGACGAGAGAGGTCTGATATGCCGTAAAGTCACCTGTGAGGGGCGTTTAGGCTGGCTATATGACAGTGTTCAGCCATATGTTGAATACAAAATGGTAGGTATATCAACAGTGCTTTCTTCGTTCTTGTCAAAGCACAATTCTCAGGTGGGTGCAGATAAGCGTATAGAGCTGGGACAGGTCACTGTGACAGCAAGCAACAACTACACATATACTGCAAATTGGGACAAGACAATGAACGTCATTGCCGACAAGCTTATAGGAAAATTCGGTGGTGAGATACAGCTTCGTGATAAAGATGGCAAGGTATATCTTGACTATTTGGAGAACATAGGACACGGCACAGATACCACCATAGAGCTTGCGGTCAACCTTAAAACCATATCACGGGAAGTCGATGAAACGGCGGTCATAACACGTCTTTACCCTCTCGGCGCAAAGCTTACAGACAGCGAAAAGCGGTTGACCATCGGCACTGTGAATGGTGGCAAGGATTACATAGAGGACAGCTCACTTATCGCAAAATACGGCGTTATAAGCGGTCCGCAGATATGGGACGATATTACCCTTGCGAGCAATCTTCTCAGCAAGGGTAAGGAGTATCTTAAATCTGTTAATCGTGCGAAAGTGCAGTATCAAATAACAGCGCTTGACCTCTCGAGAATAGACAGGCACATTGAACAGTTTGAACTCGGCTGTTGGTACAGAGTAAAAAATAGCCTTATGGGTATAGACGAGGATTTGCGCATTGTGGGTATATCCATAGACCTTGACAATCCGCAGGCTTCACAGCTAACCTTCGGTGACCAATTTGAAACGCTTTCGGGCTTTATGACAGCAAAAACTCAGAGCCTGCAGTCTGCTATAGATAACTCAGAGTTTAGGAACAGACAGGTCATAGACAACAAGATAGAGAATGCAACTAAGCTTATCACAGGTGCAGAGGGCGGTCACGTTATACTCGACCCATCTGAGAAGCCTCAGCGTATTCTGATTATGGACACGGCTGACATTAATACTTGCAAGGCTTGTATCCAGCTGAACAAAAACGGGTTAGGCTTTTGGAAGTCCTCAGACGGTGGGTCGGCTAAAACTGGGCCATACACAAACGCATGGACCATTGATGGAAACCTTGTTGCAAGCTTTATCACGGCGCTGACCTTAACAGGTTTGAAGATAAATAACGGCTCAGGTACCTTTTCGGTATCTGAGGACGGAACAGTTGTTGCCAATAGGCTGTCGTCAAAATCAGCAGATATAACAGGCGGAACTATCAATCTACAGACATCTAGTGAAACTACCAGTGCCATTCAGCTGTCACATAACGAATGGACAGTTAGAATTAGTCCATTGGAAATACGCATTGACAACGCAAGCATAAGTGGTCACGTTGTCATACAGGCAGGTGCGGTATTCGGATATAATGGCGAAAGACAGACGTTTACGCTAAGTACGGAAGACGGAAGTTTAACTCTTTGTGATGAGAACAGCAAGCCTGCTATATTTTGTCTTGGAAAAACAGGCGAAATTTACTGCAAGAGCATTTCGACAGAAAATCACACACTTGATTAAAAAAAGGGGGCAATTTTATGGCAAACATAGACCTTACATCTTTTATAGAAACTGTATCAACAGCATTTGAAGGCAGACAGGTAAGGCAGGCATTTGTGGACGCACTGACAGCAGTGCAGACGGCTGTAAACGAGTTAGATCAGACAATAATCCAGCATAAAACAGCTACACAGGTTGTATCATCAGCAACGTCTACTGTGGCAGTACCACTGGATATAGACGGCGACCCTGCACAGATAATTGTCACTCTCCGACAGGACGATACACCGACGCCATATCAGAATTTCTGCGTTCATGTAGCTAAATTCAATGGTAAATACAATGCGGTTATTTGCATGGGGCCGTCCGCTGGCTCTAGTACAGTCAGCGTGCCTGCCGGAACATATCGTGTAGACTATATCGTGATAGCATAGAGGGGTAATTAAATGACAATAACATTAAATGCGGACTATGACGTAACACTGAACACTGCATTGCTGGGCTATGTCGGTGAAAATAATGCCCGTCATGTATCGGTCGAGGGCATGGAGGTAGACGGTGCAGACCGCTATGTGCTGACGATAGACTACGGCGACGGCGTTCAGTACGAGGTCGATATCACAGACGGCACATGGACGCCTACGGCTGATATACTGCGGTCAGCGCAGACAGTATCGTGTCAGATATGTGCGAAAAAACTGTCAGGGCAGGAGTACATACTGGTGAAAAAATCACGCATATTCCGCCTGAGAATAGGCGCGGCAATCGGTGATACTGCTATCCCGTCACCTGATGTGGCTATGGACGCACTAGACCGCATAGATGCCATAGGCACACAGGTTGCCGCAGACCGCAAAGCCGCTGAAACTGCTGCACAGACAGCGCAGGCGGTGGCTGACAGTCTGCCTGAGGACTACGTGACGGCAGTCAGTAAGATAGCTGAAAATACAGCTGAAATAGGACGTATAAAGCTGACGGATAAAGAATTGACAAGACGTGTAAATGCACTGTATGACATGGGCAATGGCATAACGCACCAGTTTGAAACTGATACAGATACGGCATATACCAAGACAGTGCCGACAGGGGCGAAGTTGATGAGTGTGAAGTCGATAGGCGGTCATTCTGAGGTCATTGACGGTGAAATTGTCAGTGTTGGCACAGAGAGCATCATAGAGCAAGGGAAGAATTTGTTTGACTATACTGACAAAACCTATCATGGGGCGAACGTAAGCAAGGTTGAAAATGGTGTTATTTACACGAAACAATTATTGACAACTATCCTAAATATTCCGACTATTGTCGGCAGTAAATATACGCTGTCATTCAAAGTAAAATCAAGTGGAGCTAATCAAGGCGGTTTGCGTTGGTCACTACAAACAGGGAAAAACACATCATACGCACATGATAGCTCACTGATAAAATCAGAAGTAGGTTACGTGGCAAACACAGAATATCAGGGAACAGTTAATTTTACAGCAACTACTGATTTTGTGTCGCTATGCGGTCTAGCGACTGCGTTTTATGACGTGCAGTTGGAAGAGAGCGATGCTGCTACCGATTATTCCCCATTCTATCAGACTGAGTACCCTATCCACGAAGCAATCAAGGCACTGCCTGGCTACGGCTGGTCGGCAGGAACGGCTAAGAACTATGTGGATTATGAGAACAAAAAATATGTTCAATGTGTTGGCAGCGTTGATTTGGGGACGCTGACGTGGATTGCGGGTTCCACTGGAAAAGTAAGTTTTCAAACATCGCAAGTTACAGGGCAGAAATTGACAAAAAATTATAGCGTTCCGCCAAATATCATTTGTTCAAAATATTCGACAAAATCGCAGAATGAACTATGGGGTCACATAAATGTAACAGGTATAACGGCTAATGCTAACACTGACGGGTATATCTATGTCAACGATACGTCCTACACCGATGCCACAACTTTCAAACAGGCAATGCAGGGCGTTATGTTATATTACGAATTGGAAACCCCTATCGTCACCGACATATCATCGTTAATACCAGATGATTTCCTGCGAAACATCGAGGTCGAGGCAGGCGGTTCAATCACATTCAAAAACAGCAATGACAACTATCACATACCAGTGCCAAGCGAAGAAAAGTATATCGTCAAACTGTCAGAGATAGGAGGTACAACATGACAGATTTAGAAAAATCTATGGTTGAGAGCATGGGGTTGACGGAAGATAATTTTCGCAAGCCCAAAGTCACCGAGATAGACAGGATAAAGGCAAACGTTGATTTTCTGGCTATGCTGAACGGTGTTGAGTTGGAGGTGAGCGGTGATGAGTAAGAACTACGTCAAGGTCAAGAGATACTATGACAACCGTTTGTGGTCGGCTGCTATGGTACACACCGCTGTTGGCAAGTGGATCACGGCTGAGGAGTATACAACAATCACGGGACAAACATACGAAAGAGAGGAACAGTAATGAAAGAAAACACAGCAAAAATCATCATATCAGCGATAGCCGCAGGGCTGTCAGCGTATTTCCGTGTCATGGCGATACCTATAGTCATTCTGGTTCTTGTGATGATCATTGACTACATTACAGGAATGTGGAAAGCATGGAACAGGGGCGAACTTTCAAGCCGTGTCGGTCTTAAAGGGCTTTTCAAGAAAGTTGGGTACATATTTGTGGTGGCGGTGTCAGGCGTACTCGATTGGCTCTTTATCTCAGGACTTTCACAGATAGGCATTGAGGTAAACGTCAGCTTTTACTTCGGTCTTATCGTGACGATATGGTTTATCATCAATGAATGTATTTCTATCTTGGAAAATCTTGCGGTGATAGGTATACCATTGCCGTCATTCTTGGTGAAGATAGTACACAAGCTTAAAATCACAGTTGAAAGCAAAGTGGATACAAACGAAAGTGAGGAATAGAAAATGACATATGATGAGTTTATCAAGAAGCACAATGGCGTAGCTGTTAACTATGACGGCGCAGCAGGCAAACAGTGTGTAGACCTTGCAACGGCATATTTCAACGAGGTCTTCGGCTCAGGTATCAAGAATTTCTGGTATGACGCTCACCATTTTTGGGATTTATTCGATAAGAACACTTGGCTGAAAGCAAATTTCACAAAGGTAAAGAACACACCAAGTTTCGTGCCGAAAAAGGGCGATGTAGCGATATGGTCAGGCACGTTGAATGGCGGCTGGGGTCACATAGCAATCTGCACTGGTGAGGGCAACACGAATTATTTTTATTCGTATGACCAAAACTGGAGTGGAAAAGCCTGCACTAAGGTCAAGCATACTTATGACCATATTGCAGGCTTCCTGAGACCAAAGAAACAGAGCAAGATAAGTGCGAAAGTGCTTGACAAGACAGGTTACAAGCAGGGCAACAAAACAAACGGTGTGCTTGCACTCAAGGAGCTGCTGCTTCTTGCAAAGGCGGTCAAGCTCCACAACGTAGGTATGGATAAGAACGGTACATACGGAAAAGGTACTGCAAAGGCAGTTAATACTCTGCTGAAAAAGTGGGGGTACAGCGAGAATGGCATTGCAGGCGTGAACTTCATCAAGAAGCTCAGTGACGAGATTACAAATAAGATAAAGTAGACAGTAAGACAGCCGACAGGGGTCATTCCTTGTCGGCTGTTTTTGTTATGAAGCACCAAAGCACTATGTTCTATTTCTGATAACTGCTGATTAAAACAACATCAACAATTTAGGAAAACTTTTTTGAAAAATCACTTGACAAAGTTAAATTGATGTGATATAATAGTATCATCGAAGGGAGGGCGTAAAAGATGTTGACAGAAATCGGCAAGTTTCTCAGAAGATATCGTATTGACAATGGTCTCCTACTTAAGGATATGGCTGGTAAAGTTGGAGTTACATCAGCCTACTTGTCTGCTGTTGAAAATGGCAAGAAACGACCAACCGAAGATTTAGTGGGTAAGATCATAAACGCTTACGATTTGGATTCGGAAAAGGCAACAGAGCTTAAGGAAGCTTATTTCCGGAGCGTAAACGAAATCTCAATTAGCACAGCAGGGTATTCGACCGAGCAAACAAATTTGGGACTTATCTTTGCACGGAAGATTGACTCGCTTACAAGTGATGAGATTAACAGTTTAATTAAAATTCTTGATAGTAAGAGGTGATCAGTATTGAGTCAATTCATCGCAAAACCGATGAGCACAGATGATATTTTACATTTGACCAACAGACTTCGCAGAAAACTCAACTTATACGATCGTACATATTTTCCGATTGTTGAGTTCATAGAAACTGTGTTGCCTGAAATAGACCCAAAATTTTCGTATTTATACGTTGCTAAAAATGAAATGCCCGATACATACGCATATTTTGATAACGTGGCAAACAGTATTGTCGTCCGTGAAGATGTTTATGATAGAGCGTTAAATGGTAGTGGACGTGACAGGTTTACGTTGGCACACGAGCTAGGGCATTATGTTCTTCATAGTTCAGGTGTGCAGTTGTGTAGGAGTGACGGCGGACGTGTTGTTACATATTGTGATCCAGAATGGCAGGCTAACACATTTGCAAGCAAATTGCTTATGCCGGATCATCTGATATACACGCTGACACCGTCAGAAATTTCAAAAGAATTTGGCACGTCTTATCAGGCAGCAGAAATTGCTCTATATAAAGCAAAAAAAGCCAAGCTCGCAACTTGA